CACCAGAATGAGCAAGATTTTTATTGCTTGCTGTACAGAGAAAGCAAAGATTATTGTGACCCCCTCTGGTGTTAGTTGTATTTAAGTATCATTAAATTGTTTATGTTTATCTAAGCATAAACAATTTTGGAAACTTGCTTCTGATGCATCAGAAGCAAAGATTTTATAATCATAATTGACTACATTACACCATATTACCAGTTATTCTTTTTGACTATTATATTACCACCCTTTTTCTTCTTATCTTTATTGGGGTCATATGCCTCATCTTCGTCATCTGAATTCATACCTTCAGACAGTTCCCAAAATTCTTTCGATCCTAACCTAAATTTGGGGTGATTTTCTGCCTTATACCAGAATATCTGATCGGTTAACTTGTTCGATTTGGCATTATTATTAATAACTAAACATTCGAAATTTTCAGTGCAATTATCCATAACAGAACAAAATGACTCCAATGTAGGAAACATACTTGCGTAATTTTCCCAAATACGCTTACGATTTGTTAAGTAAGGTTCTCTTAGAATAAAAACATAATCTATATTTGTTCTTAGGTTTGGTGGGATACCTAACGGGTATTGCATAGTTATGATCAACATGACCTTCCAGTGACGACCGTTCATAAATAATAAACGCATCATTTTGTCTCGTGTCCAAGATTGGTCATATAGACAATCATCCATAATAACAAATGCTCTGGGGTCTATTGATGTTTTATTATATGTTTCCATTTCTCTTTTTACTTGCTTTAAAACGGTCTTTTGGCGTCTTAATATATTTTCGATCAGCGCAGTGTTATATTCATCGTGAATAAACAAACGTGGCACGTGGTCTTTATAAAACCCATTTCCTGCTTCTGTACCTGATATCACTGTGCCTATTGGTATATCCTGGTGGTAATATAATAAATCTCTTACCAGAAACGACTTACCTGTATCACGTCTCCCGATTAATACCACAACTGGACCTTTATTTTCATTTGCCTTGAATGTTATATCCCGCATATTGAATTTTCTCAATTCTAAAGTCATGAATGGTATATTTTAGAAAAATAAATATATTTATTCTTATAAACGAAATAAACGTTTGTTCGGCAATAATATAATATTTATTAAACTTATATGTCGGCATTTAATAAAGATTCTTTTATAGCATACAGAAAGGTTCCTTCTGTTGATACAGTCATACTTAAAAATAGTTTTAAGGGTAGTAGTGAAGATGTTTATAATGAATATAATCCATTTGATGTTACCAGTATACAGAATTATCAACCTATCCATTCGTTTTTTTTTAATATGAATGAAGGAAATTATGATTCATTTCAATTAAACCACACCAATCATTTCAAAGATTTTGATACTGTTATTAATCCATCTGGTGATATTATTTCACGTAAAACTTTCATCAAATACTCTCCATTAACAGACCCTATTAGATATTTAATAGGTAAACAAAAAAAAAACACTAGTGATGTACAAGAATTACCTAAACTAAATGACGCATCGTCAAATTATACAAATGTAGATAACGCATCATATATAGATGGATTTTTCTCATTTTTATGTAGTCACTCCCTACATAAACATAATTTCATTAATTCGATTGATTATCATGGTTCATTTTTAGCAGTACAAGATAAGTTTAAATTTAATATTACTGATGATTATGAGTATTTAAATAATTCCAAGTATTTTATTAATAATTTAGATGTGATTTACAGTATTTCTGAAGGTAATGTTTGTGATTTAAATTCATTTGATACTAGAAGTAAACGTTCTAAGTTAGAAATAATGGAAACACTAACCGATGACTTTATTATTAAAGAAGATGCTACCAATATTATTATTGATTCTTCCAATACCATCGTTGAGACCGATGTATCGTTGGAAGAGGTTTATATAAAACCAACTGAAGAGGACGATGAAAGTGAAAGTGACGATGAAAGTGAAAGTGACGATGAAAGTGAAAGTGACGATGAAAGTGAAAGTGACGATGAAAGTGAAAGTGAAAGTGAAAGTGACGATGAAAGTGAAAGTGACGATGAAAGTGAAATGGAAAGGGAAAGTGAAAGTGAAAGTGAAAGTGACGATGACGATGAAATATATGCATATATCAATAATTTTCCCGTCCAAATGATATGTCTCGAAAAATGTGAAGGAACCCTTGATAGTTTATTTGATGATGATTTAATAGATGAAAACAATGGTTGTTCCGCTTTAATGCAAGTAATATTATCATTATTAACATATCAAAAAATGTTTAACTTTACACATAATGACCTTCATACCAATAATATTATGTATGTCAATACAACACAAGAATTTATATATTATAAAGTCATTGACAAGTATTATAAGGTACCAACATATGGGAAAATTTTCAAAATAATTGATTTCGGTAGAAGTATATATAAATTCAAGGGACAATTATTTTGTAGTGATAGTTTCTATCCAGGTGGAGATGCTGCTACACAGTATAATTTTGGTCCATTTTATAATAAAAAACGTCCGCGTATTGACCCTAACTATAGTTTCGATTTATGTCGTCTAGGAACATCCATTTATGATTTTATAATTGGTGACGAAGCAGTAAATGAAATGTCTCCTTTACAACAAACTATATATAGATGGTGTCTTGATGATGACTCAAAAAATATATTGTATAAGAAAAACGGTGAAGAGCGTTTTCCAGAATTCCGACTTTATAAAATGATTGCACGAACGGTTCATGAACATACACCAGAAAATCAACTAGAATTCCCATTTTTTAGTAAATATAAAGTAGACGCACTAGATGATAACGCAGATGTAATAGATATTGACGCGATGCCATTATATGTGGATTAGTCGTTTGATATATTGAATAATATACATATATGTAAAAATGTGTATATTATTTAGAAACCCGGTTCATCTATGAATGCTTGTGCAGCAGAAGAACCTACATATTCACCACTCCCAAGTATTTCAGCAAGTGGTCCTGACATATGGAAGAACACGAATAACACTATGAACGTGCAACCAGTAACAATAAGTGTATCACGAACAGTATTTTTCATTGGTTCTTGTTTTTTATGTATGTATTTAGATTCTGTTACTTTTGTGATAAAATAGAATATACCGATTATAACGGTCAATAATAAGGGTTTCTCCATTATAATATAACTTGTAATAATTAAAAAGTTATATTAACGCATATTGTTTTATGCTAGTATTTCGACAACATCTTCTAAATTCACATCTTCACCTGGCGTTGAATTATTCCCACCTATATTCATAATGTCCATTTCACCTAAATCTATATTATCGGTGTGTATTTTGATTTTATCATCTATATCATCTTCTTCTTCCAATTTTCTCTGAATAGCACGCTCATTACTTATTTCTTCCAATCGCTCAATCGATTTAGGAGCATTGACGTCACTTACCGTTCCAGTATCGGAGTCCAGTATACTATCATAGTCATTAAACGTTAATTTTGTAACAATTGGGTCTTCGTTCGTATTTTGTATAGTAGGAACTTGCGGTGGAGGTGTCTCATCTTCTAATACTATAGCATCCTTATTTTCCTTTTCCTTTTCCTTTTCCTCTTCTGTATTCGTATTTTCGTCTTCAGTTTCTTCTTTTACATCCTCGATGATGACCTCCTCTTCTTGTTCAACACCTTCGTCCATATATGCCTTGATAATTTCTTCAGTTGGAATACTTTCGCGTATAGTCTTTATAATACATTCTTGAACGATACATTCTAATTCGCGGTTATTTCTTTGAACTGTTAATGCTGATATATTACGCTCAAACAAATAAACATTTTTATAACACGCACGAGCAACGTGAATATATAATTTATGTAAGAATGTATCTATGTTTGGGATCGATACATCTATTTTTTTTTGTTTATTACCAACACGAATACAAGTAAGAATTTTCATTTGTATGATATGAACACACGTGATTAAATCTTCTAAATAACCACAACCGCTCCTATCAATAATACGCTTGCGTTCTTCCTCTATCGTTACCGCATTCCATTTGGGTATAGCAGATAGCATATTTTGAAATGACATTAAGTATTTTCCCGGTTCCTCTGTTTCTAAGCATACTTTCCACGCTTCGTTAAAAATAGATTGAATTCCTTCTATTATCAGTGGTGTAAATATAGAAACCAACCTACCACACCATTCATTCCGTGACTCGTTTAAATTTGATACCTCGAAATCGTCCATTATATTTAAACATTGTATATTTTTATTATTATATAAACGTAAAACTTAAAACATAAGACATAAAACATAAAACTTAAAACATAAAACAACATAAAACATAAAACATAAAACATAAAACATAAAACATAAAACATAAAACATAAAACATAAAAAAATATTTATATAAATTTTATTTTACGAATATCTTCCAAATCTCGATTAAATGTATAATTTATTATGCTAAATAATAATAATTTTTCTGATCTCAATTCAGATTTTATTTTTGAATAGTATACTTCAACCGAAGTCCGTTTTAAATGTGATATAGATTTATCATTTTTAATTGAATTTACTATATCCATACACGAATAACCGTTCTCATAAATATATTCACAAACTCGTAATACTTGTATATTTGTAAAATTTAAATTGGCTTTGTCTTGTTTTATTTTCTCAATTGTCTCGCAAATAAATGCCTTCTTTTTATCGATTAATACATCACTATTTACTGTTTTGTCTAGTGTTAATTGGTGTAGATTTATATATTTATTATCATCATAATACTCTGGTACGTATATTTCACAAAAACGAGATAAAATAGGGTTTAATAGTTTATGTTTGTTCTCCACTATCATAAAAAAACGTGTCGTGTAAGAAAATAATTCAATACAACGTCTGAGTGCGGATTGTGCATCGTTTGTAAGAAAATCCGCGTTTAATAAAATGATTGTTTTAAAATTTATATATAGATTTGTTTCTAAGTTCGCCTTCGCAAAAAACTTCAGGTCTTCTCTTATAAACTTAATTCCTTTCCCGTGAGAACAGTTCACGAACATTACGTTGTTTTTTATCATATTTCTATCATTATTATATATTTTATCTATAAAGTCAGTTACTATACGCTTTTTACCTGTGCCATACGCTCCATGAAATATAATATTCGGTATTTGATTGTTTAAATAATATCCATTTAATTGTTCGTGTATACTTTTGTGCATATCAGTTGTTATTGTATCACACATTGGTATAAATATATAAATAGATTTATATATATAATTATTATATCAATTTAGTTATGTTCTCTCATATATTTTATAAAAAGAATAATACAATATTCGAAGATTACTATGTATATAAACGAATTCACTTTTGGGATACCACTGAACACGCTATACAATTTATTACTGGGCGTTTGATAAAAAGTGGGTTGGAAGACGTGGTGACACTTGATAATAAATGGAATATTTATAATTTAGCGAATTATTCCGAAAATAGAATTATTAATTATTTAGATTTCTTACTCCAATTAATTAAAGAATACCATAAAAATCGGGATGAATTTAATACAAATGGAGATATAGAGAATGTATAATTTAGTTTTTTTATCAATTAGTTTTTTTATCAATTAGTTTTTTTATCAATTAGTTTTTTTTATCAATTAGTCTTATATGATAGATTATAGTAAGATTGATAATTTGAGAACCTATGATGAAAACACCACACAATTTTGTTTTTATGAAGAGATGCATAGAAAACAAACATACCAATTTGTAAAGGACAAACTCCATCAGTATAACTCTTCGTATAATCGCATATTGTGTATGAATGACGTTCTCACACAAATGGATAACTTTATAGACCCAAGTGACCCCGATACAGACGAACCTAATTCATTTCATGCTTATCAAACAGCAGAGGCGATTCGTAAACGAGAACCAGATAATAAAGCTCTCCAATTATGTGGGTTAATCCACGACTTAGGTAAAATACTATTTGAATTCAGTGAACCCGCGTGGGCGGTAGTCGGAGATACATATGTTGTCGGTTGTGAGTTTCCCGAAACAATTGTATACTATAACACAATGTTGGAGAACCCAGACACAAAAAACACACTGTTTTCGTCAAAATACGGTATATACACACCAAATTGTGGTATTGAGAATCTTATGATAACTGTCGGTCACGATGAATATTTGTACTCAGTTTTACAACGAAATAAAAACCATATATTCCCTGAAAGGTATCAAAACGTTATTAGATTTCATTCATTTTATCCGTGGCACACCGGAGGGTCTTACAGAGAATTTATGAAACCAGATGATGAAGAAATATTAGAAAATGTATTGAATTTCAATCAATATGACCTATATTCCAAGATTGACGATGAGTTTGTTGTTACAGATGATATGAAAAAGTATTATAATAATCTTATAAATGAGTTCTTTCCGGAACCGTTATTATGGTAGGTTCTCAGTAATGGTAGTAAATTTGGATATTATAATCAATAAAAACTATAATATCTAAGAGTTGTAATTAGATGACAATCTTCTTCTCGTGACCAACACGAAGTGTAGCCTTCAACATGATATCGTAACCTGCTTTCTGGATATTCTTACAGAAAGCCACATCCTCACTCATAATATCATTCAATACTACACCATTCTCGCCTTCGATTGTGGTTGCCTCGCTATCAAAATAAGGATACTTCATTGCATCAAGAACTTCCTTACGCATTCCAAAGAAACCCATCCCAGCATATGACACTTTCAAGAAGTTCTCCCCTTCATTCTCTTTTTTCCAAGCCTCCAACTTTTCAACACCCATAAACTCGAATGAACCATTCTTCTTAAAAAATTCTGTATCCCACTCTTCTACGACTGGATAGTGTGTGAGATTTGACATCCTATAACACCCAGCAACGACCGGATGTGTTTCGAGAGAATCTAGAAGATCAATAATCTGAACTGGTGAAAAAACCTGGTCACTATCTATCGTAATCCAATAATCAAATGCCTCGCCGTTAAATACTTTCTGTTCCGAACCACGCAATACATTAAGACCTAGTGTCTGCATGCGCGCAAATGTAACATAACTACTTATTCCAGGTGAGATAATGAGTTGGTACTTGTTACTATCAAGTAGTGCATTCATAGTCGCCAATAAAGACATTAAAAATGCCGAAGAAAAATTATCACCAGGCAAGGCAAGAATAACTCGCTTTTTCTCTATATTGGCAACTGGAGGGGCAACTGGAGGGGCAACAACATCATCAGTTTTCTCAACAACACTCATATTCATAATATTATATTATACTGTAGTTCTTTAATATAATTAAAATTAATAATAGTTATCATTCCATTTTTGTTATAGTTAATTGTTTCGTAAAACGAAATCTTTCGTGATATATAGTTTTACGTTTCAAATTACACTCCAAACACGCAATTGTTATATTATTCTTATTATGCCCGTATTTATTATCCATTCTTTCAACTGACCATTGCTTGGGTTCTCTTACCGATTTATATAATACATATACACGTTGAAGACAATAATAACATTTCATTTCCTTCTCTAGTATTTTTTCTTTTATAAAATTCAAATCAATAAAATCACATTCAGAATACTTATTTTTCTTCTGGTCCTGACTTTTATATCCTGATATTTTCCGTTTTATTTCACAGCACATTAAATTATATACATTATTTGAAATATCAGCTTCTTTCATTATAGAGAATTGTAAGTCAGAATTATAATCATTATCACATATCGTCCATTTCTTATCTCTTGTTATAACACGGTCTTTTTTATCCTTCTGAGTTTTTATTTTCTTATTATTATCATTAGTTGGAATTATAAGACTTTTTATATTTTTACCAATATCTTCTGTATTCATTTATAGTAGTAGATATAATAACGGTGGAAATTAAACCTATACGTTTTACGAATTTTTATTGGTATCGACCATTGACCGAGAATTATTCGTCGGTATACAAATTTATTATAATTCAACCATAGTTTTATACATTATAAAAAAAGAAGATAAACACTTATTACTCTTATATATATAAAGATTACCTGTTAATTTATGTTTTCAACTAATGATACAAATGATGCCCCTATAGAAGAAAAACCTATAATTCCAAAGAATATCGTCCAGAGTGGAGGGAATTATTATTCTATGTATAATGATAAATCATCAAATAATCAATACAATGATATGAATCCTTCAAATATAGACGAACTACTCGAAAATGAAAAAACGCATAATAATAATGACTCTTGGAATAAACTAGACAATATTTCAAAAAAGCTACTTTTACAGTCATATGCAGATAAATATGGATTGGATAATAATTTGACTGGTAAAGAAATAGAAAAACTTAAGTCGTTTTTCAATGACGCTATTCAGAAGAATAAACTAAAGAAAACCAAAGAAGTTCAATATAACAAAGATAATAGAATTATATTGAATATTCCATCATTATTTTTCAATACAGTTAATCGTTCCTTTACATTACGAAATATTGAAAAACGTGTATCTTCACTTAAATCTATGACACCTAAGAGAATTTCGAATAAAAATAAACCTACCATTGATAAAATTGAAAAGTAATATTCTATATTTTAAATATATTAAACACGCGTTATATTTAAATATACATGACGACTACCGAAAGTGATTCAAACACATCAAATAGTGACTGTTCTATAAATAAATGTAGTTTCGAATTAACAGATAATGATATAATAGACATTGAAGAGACGGTTCATTCACTTTTATACGAATACATTAACGAAAACCCATTACTTTATTCCAAAAATAATTTTCGTAAAATAGTAGAAGTTGATACTGTAGATTTTATAATAAGCGAATTCACTGATAATGGGGGTGTTATTCAAAATTTAAATGATTATTATAAAATGACCCGCATTATCACAGCTGCGGTTGAGATGTTTTTCATTGATAATATATATAATATAGTACCCCGTTCTCATCATAATACAAACGTTCCATCGACGATGGAAAAGACTTATATCGACCAACAAATTAAACATCTCCAGCAATTACCACAACCAGAACAAAAGTCTCAAGAATGGTATAAATATAGACACGGATTGATTACCGCTAGTAATATTTATAAGGTTTTCGCATCACAAGCACAGGTTAATAGTCTTATATATGAAAAATGCAAGCCATTCGTAGAAAGAGAAATCGTAAATAATAATAACTGGCATTCTAAATCATCTCTACAATGGGGTGTATTATTTGAACCGGTTTCTGTACTATTATATGAATACCTGAATAATACAAACGTCAGTGATTTCGGATGTATACAACACGAGAAATATGACTATATAGGCGCATCACCCGACGGTATAAATACCAATCCAAATAGTATTTTATACGGGAGAATGCTTGAAATTAAAAATATAGTTAATCGTGATATTACCGGTATACCCAAAGAAGAATACTGGATACAAATGCAAATACAAATGGAAACATGTGGTCTGGACGAATGTGATTTTGTAGAGACGAGGTTCAAAGAATATGACGATGTTGACCAATTTTATACGGATAACTCAAAACAACGTGGTATAATTCTATGTTTTATTGAAGATGGTAAGACAAATTCACCACCAACATACGTTTATAGTAAAATGGACTTGACTATAGACAAGGATATTGTGGAAAAATGGATCGAATACGAGAAGGATTTGAAATTTGATAAATTCACTCTATTTAATACATGTTATTGGTATCTGGATGAGTATTCTTGTGTACTTGTTAAACGTAATACTAATTGGTTTAAAGCCGCTCTACCTATGATAAAAGATGTTTGGAAGACCATTGAGAAAGAACGGGAATCTGGATACGAACATAGAGCAACCAAGAAAAGGACTATGGGGCAATGTGTGTTTGTATCTAGTGAAAATAACGATGTAACTACAACACGAACCATACATAATATTACATCACCAAATGGTTTAAACGTTGTGAAAATGTTATAATGTCAAATTATCTAAAAATAATAATTTTTCCAAATTCAATATTTAGAAAATGATATAGAAGTTTTTATATATATATATTTACACAGGAGTAACCAATGTCTTCCACTAATGATTACGAGAGAGAAATGTTCGTTACGAAAAGAAACGGCGACCGTAAGGTAGTCGAATTTGATAAAATTCTACGTCGTATCAAGGTTCTTGGAAATGAAGCTGGTCTCACTATGAATTATACTTCTCTCGCAATGAAGGTGATAGACCAACTATTCGACGGAATCACAACCACACAAATTGACGAACTGAGTGCCGAACAGTGTGCGTCCCTTTCATCCACACATCCAGATTATAATATTTTGGCAGGGCGTATTGTTGTTTCTAACCACCAAAAGAATTCGGACTCCGCTTTCACTGATGTTATTTCTAAGTTATATAAATTTATCGATAAGAATGGTATTCACGCCCCACTAATCAGTGAAAAATTATATCAACTCACACTTACACACGGTAATTTACTCAATGATATGTGTGTTCATTCGCGTGATTTTTTAATCGATTATTTCGGTTTCAAAACACTCGAGCGTGCGTATCTTATGAAGATTGACGGTAAAATAGTTGAGCGACCACAACACATGTGGTTAAGGACTGCTTGCGGTATTCACGGGGACGATATTGTATCTATTCGACAGACTTATGACCTTATGTCCCAGAAATATTTTACACACGCAACTCCTACTCTCTTTAATGCCGGGACTCCAAAACCCCAACTCAGTTCATGCTTCTTACAAGCAATGGAATCCGATAGTATTGAGGGTATTTATAATACTCTCAAAGATTGTGCTCTCATTTCCAAGTGGGCGGGAGGCATCGGTCTACACATTCATAATATAAGAGCATCGGGTAGTCATATTAGAGGCACCAACGGAAGTTCAAATGGTCTTGTTCCAATGTTACGGGTCTTTAGCTAAATACGTTGACCAGTGTTTAGACAAAGAAACTATCATTTATACTACTGATGGTCCAAAACAAATACAAGAATGTTCTTCATTAGAAACCGCCATTTTCGGGGTGAATGGTGATGCTGAAATTATACAGCAGGTTTTGGAACACGACTACGATGGACCCTTACTAAATATTCAAATCACTCACGCCTTATTTGATTTAAAGGTAACACCACAACACCCCATTTATGCTCTACAAGGACAACAAAAAGGTCTAAATTATGATGTTATTAGTAATCGCTTAGAAAAGGGTATTGCACAATACCAATGGGTGGACGCGGGTGATTTGACTACCGATGATATGGTTGTGTATTCTATTCCAAAATACGATAAGGATTTCGCTAATCTATCAAGCGATGATTGTTATATGTATGGGGTCATACTAGGGGACGGTTGTGTTGATAATCGCGATGATACCGGTTATATTAGCATTCATACACATGTCAAATCTCACGTTGGAGATTGGGTCATAAACTATTTAAAATCCAAGTTAATTACTTATAATATTACGGTGAATGATAATACTACTAGAATTAGATGGAACCGTAGCACTATGTTACCATTTACATATAACGATTTCTATGACCTTCAAAAAAATAAACGCATTTCACCTAAGTGGTTAAACCTACCTCTCGCAAAAAGTAAATTTATTCTAAAAGGTCTCGTAGATACAGATGGTTGTAAATCTAATAACGAACTTGTTTTTGATACCACTTCTGTAAATTTACTGGAGTCTACTCGTTTTCTCTGTATGAAAATGGGCATTCTTACGAGTGGTTATATACGCGACCGTGTTGGTGAAGGTCATACCACCACAAACGGAAATTACATAGAAAATAAGAAAATTTCGTATTGCCTTCGTATTCCCAAGACTAAAGATATGTGCGAATTATTGGACATTGAATATAATGATAAACAATTCTTTAAATTTTTCAGATACAAGGACCATATTTTAAGTCGCATTCAGAATATTACACAAACACATTATACTGGTGTTTTATACGACCTACAAATGAAAGACCAGCATAATTACCTGATTCATAACGGTATCGTTCATAACGGCGGCGGGCGCAGAAATGGTAGTTTCGCAATTTATCTTGAACCTTGGCATGCAGATGTTGAGATGTTCCTACAGATGCGTAAGAATACTGGAGATGAGGAATTAAAAGCACGCGATCTTTTCTATGCTCTATGGGTTCCCGACCTTTTTATGGAACGCATCAAGACCAATGGCGACTGGACTCTTATGTGTCCCGATGAATGTCCCGGTTTATCGGATGTATATGGAGAAAAGTTCAAGGAACTGTACACTAAATACGAGAGCGAAGGAAAGGGTCGTAAAACTGTCAAGGCGCGTGATATTTGGTATCAGGTTCTTGACGCACAGATGGAAACCGGCACTCCTTATATCCTTTATAAGGACGCTTGTAATGAAAAATCAAACCAGAAAAATGTAGGCACTATCAAATCGAGTAATCTATGCACTGAGATTGTTGAGTATTCTGATAAGGATGAAACCGCTGTATGTAATCTCGCCAGTATTGCTCTTCCCACGTTTATGAATGATGGTGTTATGGACTATAATAAATTACACGAGGTCACCAAGGTCGTCACACATAATCTAAATCGTGTGATTGATGTTAATTATTACCCTACCGAGAAAACGCGCAGAAGTAACAAGCGCCACCGCCCTGTTGGTATCGGTGTTCAGGGACTTGCCGATGTATTCATGTTGATGAATATTGCGTTTGATAGTGAAGAAGCAGCAAAAGTAAATCGCGATATTTTTGAGACTATTTACCACGGCGCAATTGAGAAGTCTTGCGAACTCGCTGTAACAGAAGGTAAATATGAGACATTTGACGGTTCGCCTGCCAGTAAGGGAATTTTACAATTTGATATGTGGAATATTGACCCCGGTAATGAACGCTATGACTGGAATTCTTTGAAGAAAGATATTATGGTAAAGGGACTTCGTAATTCACTTCTACTCGCACCAATGCCCACTGCATCTACCTCTCAAATTTTAGGATATAATGAGTGTATTGAACCTTTCACCAGTAATATTTATAATAGACGCACATTGGCGGGCGAATTCATGCTTACCAATAAATATCTAATGAAGGACCTACTTGACTTGGGACTGTGGAACGAACAAATTAAGAATAATATTATTGCTAATAATGGTAGTGTACAGCATATTGAGGGTCTATCCGATGATATTAAAAATAAATATAAGACCGTATGGGAGATTTCTATGAAAAAGTTGATTGATATGAGTGCTGCCAGAGGTGCTTTCATTTGCCAGAGCCAGAGTCTAAATCTTTGGTTGGAAGACCCAAACTATAATAGTCTTACATCTATGCACTTCTACTCTTGGTCCAAGGGATTGAAAACTGGCATTTACTATATGCGTCGTAAAGC